CCGCTAGACTTTAATTTAGCTGCTTGAGCATTTCTAAATGATTTATTGCCAAGTGCCTCAGTGTACATATTTTTAGCTTTAGTTATCTGGGCCTTGTTAGCTATAGATTGTGGTTGAAGAAATCCAGACTCAATAAGGTTAGATATCTCCATGCCTTGCTGGGCGATCCATTGTGGCGCACCTAGTTCTTTGGCTCTAGCCATAAATTTATCAATGCCCTTACTTACTGGTATCGCCATCTTTGCCGCCCGATTCATGTGTAGATAAACAAGTTTCACAAACAGAATACATTTCTTGAACGGTAGTTAAACCATGCGCGTATTCTTCGCAGTATTCACACTGCATCATTCCTTCTTCATTGCTCATAACCACCTCACAATAAACATAGCCAGATTGTATCACAACTAAGCCAGACCTTTAATACCCCTGATGATCGGGCCAGAATGCTTCTTCTTGCGCCTTCCTAAATCCCCTGATGCGAATGCTTGGGCCATCTGTCTTAGTGCGTCAGCGGCCTCACTGTGGCCCTCAGATTTATCTGGTATGTGCGACCACCTGCCCTCACTGTTTGACCACTTGCGTCTGTAAGACTTTAAGTGATCTAGTCCTGCTTCACATTTAACATCGTCAATGTACAGGTACGGAAAAACGTCTGATGTTTGTTGTATCCCCCACAATATATCTTGAATGCGAGGCACTATGCGCCAATTGCAGGATGGCATTAGCTCTTTAAGCATCTGCTTTGGTGACTTGTTGCTAGTCTGACCCTGCCTCTTGTGATCCGCATCGTGAGGCAAATATATGTCCTCAAACACTAGATCAAGCGATTTAAGCCACTTTACCGCATGGCTGTATGGTTCTGACCATGCTTCCCAGAAGTTTATACAACGTAGCTCTAAGCCCACTTGCTGTACCACCCATATAGCGCATCCATCTGACGCTCCAATGTCAAAAAAAGCCATACAGGGGTGAGACTCTACGACAGGCATTCTACCGATTCGACCGTCTATGTGAGCCTGATTGATTTCACGCAGCCAAAACGCACCTTCTGGATACTCTAAGAAGTCGCCTTCCCAAACGTGCATTGCCGTATCTGGCCTACGCTTTAAATCTTCTTGACGCTCTTGCTCCAAGACGTTAGGAAACCACGGGTTGTCTGACCAGTTAACTTTAACGATCTTAGCATTGTCTGGTGGGTCTATTCGGTATCGCTTGTGAGTTGCACTGTCTTTAGATTCTGGGTTCCAAGTTACCCACACCTCTGAGCCTGTGCCATCTGCTTGTTCTTCACGCACCGTTGGCATGAGTTTTCGCCACGCTTCTTCTGATACGCCTTCTGCCTCATCTATCCATGCAAGCAGCAGCTTGGCCTTAGATTTAATGGAATCTAGGTTATGTCGCAGGCCAGCAAACACATACTTGATACGACCATCTTTGGACCTAATGTATCGCTCACCTATTTCATAGTAATCTTCTAGCCAATCGACTGAGCGTATAGCGGCCTTGACTTCTTCAAGTGATGATTCTTCTAGCGAGTTAAGATGCTCACGACCACAAAGGATCTGACCTGAGATTCCTGAGTTGCCATAGCGGTATCCCTCAACAGCAGTCATCAGAGCAAAGCTTCTCGTCTTGCCACTGCCCCTCCCTCCCCATGCTCCCCGTATCCTCGCGGAACCTTGAAACACCTGTACCAGTTTAGGCGGTAGTTCTATCTGACCAACATTCATTAAACGTCAAACTCTTTGGCAACCAGTTCAATCTTAGACTTAGGGGCCATTGAGCCATCACTGCTGATCTGATCCACTGTACTCTTTTCTGACAAGCCATGCTTGCCCATCAATAGCTTCACTAGGTTAGCGTTTAACTCACCGCCTAGACCGCCATCCATAGCCACTGTGAACTGTGTCAGTTTTACTTTAGCTAATATCTCCGAAAACTCATCATGTTTCTGCGCCCAATCATATAGCGTAGACTCACTAATATCTAACTTTAGACACAAATCCTGATGGCTAGGAATTAATCTGGTGTATGTACTTAGGTATGTATTAGCTTTGTCTAATAGGTCTGGTGTGTACTTCGTTGGCCTTGCCATGACTGTCTCCGCATCGGGGTGGACGTAACTTAATAGTTTATTATACCATTAATTTACGATAATTTTCTATCGTTAAACCCAGTAACTTAGCATCTTTGTAGTCACTAACGCCAGTTCTGGCCCTGTAAATGTTTCTACCCCTGTCAGTCATTCTTGATTGGTTGCGCTTTACAATCGCTGCGGCTTCTTTTTTAGAGTAATACGTTGTCCGATAATGATCGTTACTCATCCTAGCAATCCGTTTAAAAACCATACCCAACAGACTAAACCGATTACTGCGCCAATGCAACTGAGTATGCGTGTACTGTGATCGCGCTTAACTTTCTTAACGACCAACGGGCTTGATGCCAAATATTTGTAATCTTTCATTCTAACCCCATTTCTTCATCACTCATGGCTTCTGGGTGATGCCAAGTAAAGTTTTCATCGTCAACTGACATTCCACAATCTGTGCAAATGTCAGCGTCAATGTCGTTATTAGCCCGATTTAATTCATTAATGCTGTAGCCAACTTGAGTCTTATTATTAACGCTGTACCCAACTTTAGTTTTCATTACACCCACCCCATTATTAGTTATAGTTTTTAATTGCTGGCAAACCAATAGCATTTTCAATTTGATCGTCAAGAAGTGGCTCAAGAGTTGAAAAGAAACTTTTAACGTATTCTCTGACAGTCTCATCAAAACCAGCCTCATCTATATAAATCTGAATGTTCTCAGGTATAACGTCTACAGTGAATTCAATTTTAACTTTCATTTTACCACCTCGTAATCCAATCCATGTTAGTTTTAACAGTAATTTTAATTGAAAATCCGTAGTCAAAAGTATCTTCTTCTAAATTGTACTGTGGAAAGATTTTAATCAGCTTAACAAGTCCATTAGATTCATTAGATACCCGATCGTAATCTTCTAAAGCGTGTTTTAAGCCAAAGGTCATACCTAAAGATGATCCATCTACTGTGACCACATAGCTTGGGTCTGTGCCGTAAAGTCCACCGTCAAATTCTGTGTATTCAGTCATGTCATACTCCATTGGGGCCGAAGCCCCTTATATTTATATTTCTGTAGATTTAGCAATTAACTGCTGTATTTCGCTTTGGTTGCATTTCCCGTAAAGATGAGAAAATTTTCTGGTTTTACCATCAAGACCAATTTGAACCTCAGTAGTTTTATAAAGACCTTCACGTTTAGGGTCAGGAAAAGTAACAAACTTTGTAGTTTTTTCTTCGCCATGCACTGTGTAAGTTTTAATAAATTCGTATGACTTCATGTGATGCTCCGTTTGTTTATTTACTTAACTTATGTCCATCTTATACAATTATGTTTATAGTGTCAACACTTTTGTTTAATAAAAGTTAAAAAACTTTATTGGTGAGGATACAAAACCCCCAAGCATCTAAATTTTCTTCGTTAATGGTCTTTTCATCCCAAAGTAAGGCAGCATCAAAACCGTTTTGTTTGACTATCTGCAATCCAGCCAATGCGTTTATATAACTATCACCTAACCAGTACATATAATGATCTTCAAGAAAATTGAACGATTCTAAATCGTCACCTTTAATAAAATCAAATGCAGAAAGATCATCTGCACTCATTTGACCAATATTGCAAGCCGTATGCCACATCATTTTAAAATCGTCAATTTCGATTTGAATTTTCATTTTAACTCCAGTGGGGCCTTAGCCCCTTATATTTATTTAGCTGCTTCGATTAATCGGTTAATTGCGTCTAATGCCCTTTTGAAAGCATCTTCTTGATTCATTCCTTGAGAAATTAAGTCATTGGTAAAAAAATCTAACATTTGCATAGCTTTAATTTTTTGTTCTTGGGTCATTTCTTTGCGTTGATTGCGCCTCATTATATAGCCTCCACATTAAATAAATGAGGTGAGCCGTAATAATCTCGCGTCATGGCGTTCACTGGCTTACCTTCAAAGTTGGTAATTGCATACCCAATCATAG